CCGAGGCTAATCAACCGGGCTTACGGGTTGCCCCGCAAGCCCCGTCTATAACCGGTGAACCGGTTTAGGCGGGGTTGTTGACAGTTCATCAAAGGGTAATGGTTTGAGATTCCGTTGTGGCCTGGCTGACATCTTCAATACCATCCACGAAAACTGTTGTTCTGATAAGGATACGGAAAGGGACGCCCTTTTGCCAGGTGGTGTTTGCACGGAGTTCATCCGCCAGGCCAATCAGTGCCTGCATCTTGAGCATTTCGATGGTATAGCGAGTCGGAATCATGGTTCGGGTCGTCTCGAGATAAAAATGCCGATTTTTCTCATTGTATCCGAGAGAATCGTTCGTAACATCCATTTTTGCAACAACGGTGTAGTCGCTCTGCGGGACATCGTTGAACGGCGTGAGAGAATCATTGAGAATCTGCATGCGAGCGTCGAACTCTTTGATGATGCGAGCCTTCTCTTTCTCATAAATCTCGTCTGCCTGTCGAACCTGCTCCCGATAGCACTTCACGCACTCTTCTTTCGTGTAGAAGATGTTGACGGAAGTACCAGAGTTGCAGCGATACCCGGTGTTGTCCAATGGGGCAATGACGGTTGAAGAAATCTTACCCCGATTTACCGGCCGAAAATAGACCGGAGAATAATAGATGGTTTTGCTCGTTTCTTTTGCGTCCGTTACAACAACCGGGGTAGGTTTGATGTTACGAATCGGCTTTTTGGTCGGGTCCGCATTTGCGCGATAATCGCAAATCCAGACCATTTTGCCGAGGACGCTTTCAAGGTTCTCAACATAATCGTACATGCCGAGGTCATTGGTCTGGCGCGTAGGATTCTTTTCTCCAGAGCCCTTAATCATCAGCTTGACGGCATTTTTAGCGAGGTATTCATTCAGCTTCATGGTATTTTCCTTTCTTTCAACGAGCGTTTGTGAGTACGGCAACAACCAGCTCCTCGTAGTCTTCGATGGCACAGTAGATGTCAGCGAAACCATAGGCGTGGCCACGGTCGTAGGCTTTTTGCCAGAGGATGGTTGCAGCCTTTTTGGAAATGCTGCGTTTCGTTTCGGCTTTGATGTCTTCCTGAATTTGAAGTTCGATAGCTTCCGAGATGTGTTCGATTTCTGCATTCTGCGCCTTCTTCAGCCGAGAGCATTCCGCATCCCAGGCTTTCTGTCGGCGAACGACCTCTTCCCTGTTCCAGCGCACCGATTTCTCTTCGTCGATGATTTCACCGTCTTTCGGGCGTTTAGAGTTGGGCCTTGTTGGTCTTTTCCAAGCAGTTTCGAGTCGGTTGCCAAGATTTGTCCATACGTTATCCATAGTTAAACTCCTTTTTTGTACGCAAAAAGGCGAACCTCCCGGTGTGGGAAGTCCGCCTAAAAGCGAAGTGTGAATTGTACGAGCACACAGTGTGCTTAGTAGATGGTATCTATCGTACAAGCTAAATTATACGGGTCTCGCACGAAAGCGCAAGATTATTCATCCATTGCTACAGTCACCAAACAGCAAATTATATGCTTTTTCGATTTCAGAATCAGACATGGCCTTCCCTTTTTCTTCAATGCTGTGCAGAATTAGAGTCTTGTCGCTCTCCTCATCCGGCACGAAGCCAAGAATCACATCCAGCTTGTTGCGATTCTCGTCCTGTGCAAGATACTCTTTGATTTCGGACCACTGCGCATCGCGCTGGTTCAGAGCGTCAACGTTCTGGACACAGAACGGGTTCTCACTTTGCGGCATAGAACCAGCAAGGTATTTAGTATCGTCGCAATACATCTTGATAAGCCGGACAATGTAGTTCCTTTCCGCTTTGGTTCTTGCAGTCAGAATGTTGCTTGCGCTCTGGTACTTGTAGTTATCCCCAACAGCTTCCAACGACTCTGCAAGCTGTCGAAAACTCAGCATTTCGTTTGTGGCCTTGTCATGCTGCGCCACGGTGGAAGCATAGTATCCTTGTTCCGTTTCGTTTGCTTCTACCACGGCAGCGAGATTCGAGTCAATATGGATGAGCCGTTCACTGTTATCCCCTTGCGCACGAATTGTGTTGTTCACTTTCGCAATCCAACTGTCAGTTTCCGTAGCATCATCGCCCGCATAGAGGTAGGTTACAATATCCGGGTTAGTAGGGTTCGGAAGCTCCGCACAAGCTAAGGTCAGATTCCGTCCGTATTCTTTTGCCTGGAGATACATGTTCGGATAATCGTCTTGTATCGTCTGAGTGATTGCCTCAACCTCTGCCTCGTCTTTTTCAACGACAAGGCCGACAGTGGCTACCTGCTCTTTAATGTTGAGCTGCTTCAAAATATCCTCAAGGTCAAATACAATAGCTTCCTTGTTGGTTGTATAGAATCGGATTTTCATAGATTTTCCTCCTGGCAACAATAAAAAAGGCAGGCCCTCGGTTGGAAGGTCTGCCAAAAAACAGTTTGAGAATTGCAAAAAGGTTATTGTGCGGCTTTGACAGCTGCGTTTATCATTGTGTAGGCAATATTCAGGAGCCGAAACGCAAGGACCCCAAAAGATAATGCTACCAGCAAAAAGCAAAACACAAATTTTTGTTTGTTCTCACCCTGGAAATAGTACATTCCAAAGCAGGACGCGATGAGAACGCAGAGAAACACAACGACCCAAATAATATCAGCCATTGTCCTGATTTTGATGTTGCTGAGTCGGCGGGGTCTTGACTTCAGCAGGAGCATTCGGAGTCTGATACTGAACATTCTGGCTCGGCTCTTTGGGAGTTTCGGGGGCCTGGTACTGAACAGTACTGGGGTTGTTCTGCTGTTCGGCTTTCTTTTCCTCATATTTGGTCTTGAGCTGAGAATAGGAATAGCCATCCTGCGGGATACCGTGATACTCATAATGGCCGAAAGCAAGAATCATGTTGAACACCGGATTCAGAAGGCAAAGACCAATCGTGAAACCAATACCTTCACCGAACGCAACAGCTTTCTTGTAGTTGGTGATAGCACCGATGATGAGAGCAACGACCAGGAACAGATTGCCGAGCAGCGGGATACCGGACAAAAGGCTCAGCACGACCGGAATCAGAAACAGCCAGCCGTTGCCCCAGTAGAGATTGAACTCAATGTAATTGCTGTAGAACGGGACGATGGATGCCCAGCCAGGCTGCCCGGCTTTCTCGAAAATCTTCCAGTTTGCAACGATTTTGAGTACAAAATACGCCACTACCAAAAGAATCACCGTGTAGAGCATTCCGCCCAATAGATTAAGAGCACTGTAAGAATTATACATTTTATATCCTCCTCTTCCGGCATATCAAGCCGGTTTATTCCTTCACTAAGTTCTTTGCCTGTCGCTGCCGCTCTGCAAGTTCTTTGCCGCGTCTGACCAGTTCCGCATATTGCTCTTCGGTCAGCTTGCGAGGCGGCTTGATTTTGACCCATTTCTTGGGCATATCTGCCTCCATACACCAGTCCTCATTCCGCGTGATTCTAACAGCATCAGGGTACTCTTTCGCAAGCTCTTTCAGCTGTTCCATACGAGCTTTGTTGCAGGTGTAGTAGGACGCTTTCTTCTCCGCATCATTGAACGTGATGATGGTTTCGCGTTCCCAGGGACCGTCAGATGCCTGCGTGGCCACTTTTTTATCGGGCATGATTTTTCTCACCTCAATCGAACAAAATTGCCGACATAGCAGGGCCTTCGCAGATATACCCGCTCGCCTCGGCCCATTTCGGCGTCATGAGCTTGCCATTTGCTTTCACAAGCACCATCTTCCGAGCAGAGGCATTCAGGAATTCCGCCGGAGCCCAGTTATTTCGCACAACGACGATAGCATTGTCGTCCGCGTTCTCAAGCATATGCTTCAGCCCTTTTACCGTCACCGTGTCACCTCCCGTTCAACACATCATCCAGTGCCTGCAAGAAAGCTCTGGATTCCTCATTGATTCCGCCGCGACACAGAACTTTCGCAATATCATCAAATCCTACCAAGTACATATTTTCTTCACCCATGTACCCTTGCGGCCAGGGAACCGCATAGTAGTTGTGCGGAACAGAACTTGTGTCATAGCCGACCACAATATATTTCTGGTCTGCAATATTTTTCACCGTCAGGATAGTTCCAAGCGGCAACGCGTCTTTCATGGAATGAGTAGTTGCAGGCATGATTCTCTGAATTTTCAAAACAGCACCTCCCTAATTTTTATTTTATGAGACTCGCACATTTGCGCAAGGAAACTGAAAACAAAAAAAGCGGCCGCTCCCGAAGGAACGACCGCAAAGATACGAGTTAGATATTATTTATCAAGTGCAGCTTGCTTGAAGCTGAATAGTTGGTCTTCAGTGGAACACTGAACTGATGAGGCTTCCGTACGATGATTTACAAAAATATCCGTGGTCGCAAACGCATTGCCATAATCCTTGACATTCTCCCCACGGCTAAAGCAGGGGGATTCCTGCATCAACCACCACTGCGCAGCAACCGAAGCTGTTGCGTCTTACACGATGTCAGACAGGCGTTACTTCCCGTGTGTCCCACGGTACGGTATGTATTAGTTTAAGCGGACTTTTCAAGCCCTTTACGCAAAATGTTAATAGCAGCGTTTTTATCGCGGTCATGAACCGTGTGACAAGACGGGCATTCCCATTGACGGATGCTGAGGTTCTTAACAGCCACATTCTTATAGCCGCAGCAACTGCATGTTTGACTGCTTGGATAGAATGTAGGTACACGAATTACTGTACAACCGTACCAATAGGCTTTATACTCCAGCATGCTAAAGAAAGACGACCACGAAACGCTGGAAATAGCTCTTGCAAGTTTATGATTACGAAGCATTCCCTTTACATTAAGGTCTTCGATACAGATGGTTTGATTTTCACGCACCAACATCGTTGACTGTTTTTGAAGGAAATCGTTTCGTTGATTAGCAATCTTTTCGTGGCCGGAAGCGACTTTCACACGCTGCTTTTCACGATTATGTGAGCCTTTCTGTTTGCGAGCCAAACGCCGCTGTTCGCGAGCAAGTTTTTTAGCTTTCTTCTCCAAGTATTTGGGATTATTAACCACAGCACCGTTACTGTCGGAATAGAATTCTTTGAGCCCAACACCAGTGCCTACTACACAACCGTTGTTTGGCATAGGCTGAGGGTCATATTCTACATTAAGAACCACGAAATATTTACCGGTGGCTGTACGCACTACCGTTGCGTTGTGAATCGCACCAATCTCCATAGACTGATGAACTTTTACCCAACCGATTTTTGGTAAGCGAATACGCTTATTAGAAATGCGTATACCGTTACCAATATTGAGCGTGCGATATGATTGTTTAGAGCTTTTCTTACTCTTAAATTTTGGATGTGCAGCTCTATGCTCAAAGAAGTTTGTGTATCCGGTATCAAGGTTTCGCAGCGCTTGCTGCAAAGCAATGGAATCCACCTCTTTAAGAAACGCATAGTTTATATTCTGCTTGAGCGCTGTCAGCATAGCAGACGTTTGTTTGTAGCCACACTTCTCCCCACTTTTGAAAGCGTCCTCCCGCATGGCAAGACCTTTATTGTAAATGAGCCTGCTACAACCGAGAGTGCGGTCAATCAGATTTCGCTGCTCTCTGTTTGGGTAGATTCTAAATTTTACGCCCTTTTGAAATGTCATCCCATTTTATCCTTTTGCCGTTGAGAAGTTTTTTGATTTTCGATATACTGTTTGACAGCTTCAAGAGGTGCGCCACCGACAGTCGAAACAAAATAGCTATTCGTCCAAAGAGCAGGCATCCTCGTTCTTAAAGTGGGAAACTCATCTCTTAAAACTTTAGAAGTATATCCTTTAAGCGCTTTTACCGCTTTGTGAATTCCATACTGAGGGTCTACTTCTACGAGCAAATGCACATGGTCAGGCATGATTTCCATTTCCAAAATGTCTACATTCAGATTTGCAGCATAGGAAAGAAGTAACTCTTTCAAGCGAATGTCTACTCCGTCGGTTAGAACCTTTCGCCTGTACTTTGGACACCAAACTATATGATATTTGCAAGAATAGACCACATTACAATTTGTTTTGTATTTCATAGTTGTATTATACAACATCTCGCTATTTAATACTTATACAAATTGTAAACATTACAGATTAAGTTTCACTGCGCCTTATATCCCCATAGCTAAAGCAAGGGGTTTTACGGCGCAACCTGATAAATAGCGTCCTCCTTTCATTTGAGCTCTACTATTCATGATAGGCAATTCGCAAGCTCGGGCAACAAAAAAGCTGCCTATCCGAAGATAGACAGCAACTATTTTTTACTTAGACACCTTTCACCCCACGGTTGAAACCGTGGGCTTTCCCGGCCTTCATTTTGTAAAAGTCAGGAACTATGGCTTACTTTTTCTCCTTTTTCTTGTTGGCGTTCAGAATCTTTTCCAGAACGTCGTTGTAAGTGTCATCGAGGAATCGACCGGTTTCTTCATCTGCTTCCGGAGCGGCGAAAGCACCGTCTTCTTCAGCTGCATCCTGTACAGCATCGAAGACGCCAACTGCACCCCAAAGCTCATCGGCCAGAAGGTCATAGCCGAGGTCCTTCACTTTTGCCGACAAGTCAATCAGCAGCATTTTCTGCCGAAAAAATTCGTCCATATCCAGACCGAGGTAAGGCTTCGCTGCAGCATTGTTTTTCTGAGACTTTACTTTGAAAATGCCCCAGTCAAAGTTGCTGTCTGCGCCGTACATATACCCGGACGCAAGGCAGAAACCGTCTGCTGCACTGTCCTCAACGTTGATACCGACTTCATAATCACTGCCGGAATCCTCGTCAAGGTCAATCGCATAACCTGTTGCCTTTTCGTACTCTGCCTCAATGTCAGTTTTCATGGCTGCCAGTAGAGCGTTGAAATCGGTATTCTGGGAAAGCAAGTTCATGCTTTCGCCTTCCTGATTTTTGATAAGAATGAACATAGTATTTACCTCCTAAAATTAAATCATGCTATCAGACAATTTGTCGATAGTCGCTGTGATGGTTTCGTTTTCCATCTGAGCCATACGCTCAAACAGATGAGACCAGTCGATGGCATCATGGACGCGCTTGACAAACGCATCATAGGTGCCACCGGCCTTCATCATTTCAATTTCAGACTCATAGCAGCCGGACTCCTCAAGTATGAACTTGATATCGTCGGTTGGGTTGATTTGTATTGTTGCTTCGTACTCATTCATTTTGATTATTTCCTTTCTTTTATACGCAAAAAGGCGAACCACCCAAATGGGAAGTTCGCCTAAAGCGCATTGTTAAGTGTGCGAAGGGCAGGGTGCCTTTTCGATAACTGTTATCTATCGTACATTTTTGATTATATGCCGTTCGCATAAATCCGCAACAAAAAACCGCCACCCAAATGGGCAGCGGTAATGAAAAATTAAATTTCAGCGCAGAACATCGCGAGCTTTTGCCACAGCAAATAGGTGCTGGTTTTCATGCGTACCTTTTCAGGAACGCCAGTGACGAGACACCATTTATGGGCAGCAGCTTTGATGCGGGGAATCTGCCGTTGTTCAGTTTCAGTGAACGTCTTGTTGTACATTCTGCGGCGACGTCCGGAATTCCAAAAGGCTCCTTCCATCGTTTCGCAAATCAGAGCGTACGCCAAATAGCTTTGGGCTTCTTCGTGAGTCAATGTAACCATCGTTTTCATGGCTGTCACCCTGCCTTTCTCTCATTGCGAGCCATATGCAGCGCATAATCAAGCGCGTCAGGGTCATCAGCCAAGAATTTCGTTTTCTGAAGTGTACCAAGCTTGGGATGCTTCAGAATCGTATAGTTGCCATTGTTCTGGACAAGGGAACCTTTATCATAGACCAGCTCGACCTTTTCGGCAGGTACTGCGTAACGGCGAATGCGGTCACATTCATCCGCATAGTTGATGGGAGTGATATAGCCAACCGGCTTTTGTCCTTCCATCCCTGTCACAGTGACCAGAAAAGCCTTAATGGTCCGGGCTTCTTCCTCTTCCTGCTCATCATAGTATTTGAACGTGATGAACATGGGAGTATCTTTCTTGTACGCATCTTCCTCAGGGCAGAGATACGTTCCACAAGAGCGGCAGAACCAGAGCATCGATACCGGCTTTCCAGTTTCTTGTGCTTCTTTGGCATAGCGCTTAAAAATCTTTATGTCCAGCTTGAAATCCTCGGTGTAATGCTCAACCGTGCTTTTCACGATGAGTTTCAGAAAATCACAGATGGAAATAGCGGTCATAGTCATATTGGAAGTCATAATAAAATCTCCTTTTTAGTCAACCATAACTTTAGAAATATTCATGTCATAGCGGTTGAATTTAGAAATATAGTCAAAAATGGTATTTACTTGAGATTTTGTTGCGGTTTTGGTCTCATCCATATCGAGGAATGTATTGCCCATCGAAGGATTACGAATGGCAATCCAACCGCGCTTATATAGGAAATCGAGACCCTTGCCGCTCCAGTCATACGCCATATTGAGAACTTCATGGTCAGAAAGACCAAACGCTTCTCGATTGCGCATGATGATGCGGCCAGCCAGGGCAGCGTGCTCGCCAAACTCGCAGGCATACCAGGTGCCATCGGGAGCAATCAGACCATATTCGGTCAGCTGATGCCGAATGGGTCTATCACTGATATAGCTGTTGTACAGTCGCTGACGGCGTTCAACGGATGTGCCTTTCATGTTTGCTTCAATCCAAGAGGCAAGCTTGGTCCAAAAATCGGTTTTGTAGAATTCCGGGTTGGATTCCTGCTCAGGAAGCGGTTCGCCATTGAATTCTGCAACAAGGTCTGGGTGGGTAAAAAGCCATGCACCGTTGTTGAATGCATCAGAATAACCCGTTTCCCCATAGAGGAAGCACTTGATACCGTCATAGCTGCAATCGATATAATGATGTTTTGCATTGGTGCAGAGCGTTTCATAGCTATCAGTCATAGCAAAGCGGTCAACATAATTGAGCGGATGTGCAATCATATCCTCACGAATTTGATTGACCAGCATCTTGTGTTGAAGCTCCTCAACCTTCTGCCCGAGGGAACGAACATGAACATTGTCATCGACAAGTTCAAACTCATTGACACCAACAAGTTTTTTCCGGCCTTCGATAATGTCCTGGCAAACATGCCTTTTTTCTTCCTCGTTGCCACCCATCATGCAGGAGAGCAGCAGCTCCTCACACTTTTTATACGGCTTGTCCATATTCCAGAACCAGTCACGTGCAATGGCGGTGAGGAACTCACCATCCATACTGAAATGTAGTTGTTCACCCATGTTGGGTAACCTCCCCAATTGTTATGTGTTGTTCTCGACAAAGTCTTCGCATTCCTCGCTGGTCAAAACCACGCCGAAATAGGCAACACGCTTGACGGTGGTTTCCCACACGCGAACGGTGCGTGCCATTGGCTGAACGACCCAGGAATGACAGCGCCAGAGCCCGTCTTCGGAAAGAGCATACCCCGTTGCAATAAAGCACCGCTCTTTGTTCTCATACCAGAGTCGTGCAGAATTGTAATGGCACTGGCAATCCTGACCTTTCCTCATATAGTTGCTGCCATAGAAGAATTGGCCGCGTTCAAGGATTTTGGAAGCATCTTCATCGAACATCGTCATGCAAACTTCATCCCCGCCAAAGGTGAGAATTTTGTCGTGCAGTTCCTTCATGTCACCGAGCGTCTGAGCATTGAATCCAGAAGAGGTGTTGTAAATTTGGCTTTTGGTAAGCCGCATTTTCCAATCCTCGTTCATTGGGTTCCAATGAATCGGCGCGGACATCTGGTCAGGGGTTGTGATGGGTTTCAGACTGTTCCAGCCTTTCGTGCTCATTCCAACCCCTCCTCACGAGAACGCAAGCAACTCAGAATCTTTGAGTGCAGTTGATAGCGATTCTCGCCGCTTGGCACGGAGTCACCGAGGCTTTTGGATGCGAGAAGTTCATCGAACGCCTTCAAAATCTTAGAAGTAGTGACCGGCTTACCCAGCGCACTCATTTGACCCAGATGGAACTCGACATCCTCAACGAGATGCCAATATTCCATGCCGTACAGCATCGCGCCGCTTTCATTGTCTTTCCGTTCCCGCTCCTCATCTGCATCATCGCAAACGATGCAAATACCGTTTTCGTCGAGATAGTTCTCGAAGATATCGCAGATATCGGAGGCGAGAGAACGGGTATCGGAATCCGCCTCCAACTCAGGTTGAGGCTGGGTGACGGTTTCAACTTGATACTTGATGTTACCGGAACGAAGCGACTTCTCAATTCCATCAAAAACGATGTCCGCGTAGTCGCTGTTATCGCGACACATCTCGAAAACTTCTTTGATGGTTTTGATTGCCTCTTCGGAATCGAAGTTTCCGGAGACAGGAAACATCATGGGAACCATAGCGGTTACTTTGTACTTTGACTTCATGATTTTTTTTCTCCTAAATTCAAAAGAATTCCACAGCATTTGTTCAGGCAAATGACACTGACTACGAGCAGCGCTATATTGCGCAGCGTGAAAAACTGTGCCAAAGCACTGACGCCCAAAAGGATGGTCAGAACGAAAAATGTAGTGAGGAGCTTAACAATGGTATGGATTATCTTATTCATGGGATGTTCCCTTTCGCTCCTTAATGGAGCATATCAATGATTTTTTCTACAAGTGCGTCATCCGTAACAAACTGGTTGCGGCCCATTGCGCCGAGGTCATAGGATGAGAAATCCCTCATGTCGGCGGCGTAGCGAACCAGATTTTTGTCAGATAGTGGCTGATAGCAGCTCTTTTCGGTACAGATGTAGACGCACTTATCGTTGAGTACGTTCTGAATGTGCCCGGAACAACCAACATGCTTTCCGTTGATAACGATATTGTGTAAGCTGTGGGTCAGCATGAGGTTTGCACTTTCGGCCTCTTTTACTTTTAACTGGTTCAAGAGCTTGCGAGATAAGTAAGCGGTTTTTGCCATTGTAATTTCCTCCTAATTTATTCGAAGTATTTGTAAGCGGCAGTTAGGCGCTCGTGATACAGGTTCAACGTGGTCAGGCCACCTGCATAGACTTTGCTGGAAGAGATTGCCACGTTGGTTCCCGCTTCCATATGGGAGAAGAACATTGAGAGGCAATCTTCCAAGCTATCGCTGGTAGTGAGGGTTTCATACACCGGATACGAGTACTTGGCGGCCTTGCTGTATGTGCTGTTAAGCTCATACGCAAAGAACATCACCTGTCCCGTAACGGTGTTGGAGTCATAGCCATTGCCATGGCACCAATTGAACAAGTCCGTTTTTCGGCTGTAAGTCCATTGCAGGAGCCCATAGCCGCCATCCGAAGGGTTTTCGGCTGAAGCGTTAAGACCACTCTCCATTGTCATGCAGCCCATTACTGCAGCAGTACCGGCCTTGGAAAGACCCACATCCCGCAATGCTGTATAGATGGCGTACTCATTGTCAGAAAGGTTCTGAGGAATCGTGTTCGTCACAGGTTCTTCTGCAGGTTCCACCGCGGTCTCTGCCGTCTCTACAGAGGGCTCAGATTCAGGCTCTGTCTCAGTCGTTTCCGGTTCAGGTACAGGCAGTACCGGCGCGAAAGGCGACTGAGCGTTGAGCTCCCGAAGATGGACCTCCAACGGCGTGACATACTCGATATCGGAATCGTCAGCTGTCTTTACCGGCGCAGCATACGCAGGCATCGAGAAAAAGCAGGCTATGCAGCCGATAATGGTGATAACGCTGAGCATGAAAGCGATGGTTCCGGCATAGAATTTCAATTTGTCGTTCATTGTGATTACTCCTTCAAATAAAGTTCCCGCCGACAATAACTGTCTGGCGGGATGTGATAGATGTTCGGTTGTTGGAAAAACTTCATGCTTCACGAACTACGATGGCGGTATATCCGCTGTTGGCAAGATACCGATACGCTGCATCATAGGCGTCGCTGAGCGTTGGGGCATTAACATACCCGATAAAATCGGAGCAGATAACCATGCCGGAAAAACCTGGGTTACCGGCATAGATGGCGAAGCGGGTGTTTTTCGGAGTAAAATGTTTGAAAATAGACATAGCGGACCTCCTTATCAGTCGCTGTTAAAATGGGTGGATGACGGATTCCTGAAAACAAAAAAGGCAGGCCCATCGTGAAGATGAGTCTGCCTTGAATGAGAACAGAATTATGAATTGTACGAGCACGCAGTGTGCCAAGTAGATGTTATCTGTCGTACAACTTTTATATTATGGAATTCGCAAGGATATGCAAGAGCTTTTGATGTGCTTCTTTTTCAGGCTTCGTTAAGCCATTTCTGAGTGATATCCATGATTTGATTCTGAAATTCCGGGTCCGGCAATGTTTTGCTTTCTGTCCAAATTGAGTTACGGACGATTGGGTAATCGTATACAACGCCGTCAACGATATAGGGCCAAAGCACCACTTCGCCGCCCACAAGCCAAAGTTTCTGGATTTTGACGGGTTTTTCGTATCTCGTGAGCCAGCATTCACTGGTCACGACAGAATCCGCCACATATTTCTGTGTTTCTTGCTCGGTCAAGAGATTCGGGTCTTCGTCCTTGATGTTGTACATTCGGACAATGAACGGTAACGGCATGTCCTTGGAGTATTTTTTGTTCTGACGCAGCTCAGCGAGCAGGAACTTCGAGACGAAATGCGCAATCCCAATACTGGTCAGGCAGTCGTCGAGGGTGTGCCCAAGACAAATTCTTGGAATTTCCTGGTCCTCCCCTTTCATCCGATTCGTTGGTATCTGCGGAACAACATCGTCCGGCAGGCATCCGGTATCTGCCATGATGTGATAAAGAATCATTGATGCTTCCTCCTGAAATAAAAAATAGCAGGCCCTCAAGAATCGAGAGTCTGCTTTGTTTGCACGATGAATCGTTCGTTCGAACTTGCTCCTATCGTGCGGTTGATATTTTGCTGAGTTTGCACATGCAGCCCCAACAGGCATCGTTCAGAACGTCTTGTCGTTGGGAACTTGCAGATACATCCAGGACTGTGGTGCTCGCTTAACGCCAAACTCTCGCAGTGACATATCCATAGATTGGATGTCAGAGACGTTCCAGCCATACAGGGTGCCGGACTTATTGCCGTATGTAATCAGTTCGTTCGCAGTAAGGCAGCTGTCCTTCACGAATTGAGCGGTCTTTTCGGTGACTTCTGTGCCAATAGCATATGCCGGGAGTTCGCGCAGACAATCGAGTGTATTGATGTCGCGGCAAATAAATGCAGCAGTTACTTTTCCGGCACCACCATCAGCTTTTGTCTCGTAGCAAAACACCACAAAAGGATAGCTGATTTCCCACGGCATGGTTTTTCGGACCTCAATGGTCTTTTCTCCGCTCAGAATCTTTTCAAGCCACTGCTTTTTGATGCTGAGAAGCACCGCTTTGCTTGAATTGGTTTCGAGAGCATTATTGATATTTGAATTAAGCATTGTCATGCCCCTTTCACATTTCGTACGATAGCCGCATCGGCTTCGTTTTTGCTGTTGGCAAGAACCAAGGTCAGTTCAATCCAACGGACTTCGAGTCTTGTGCGGCCTTCCCCGACCCAGTAATGATGCCAGTGAGCGCGGCGCACATGAGGGCGAACGCTGTGACTGCTGCCACAATGGGAAAAGCTTTCGGCACAGGTTGCGTTAGCAGGACGCATTTGCTGCTTGAAGCTTTTCCCAATAACGTAACCGACATCAAAAACAAAAATAGCGGCAGAACAGCAATGCTGCCCTACCGCATGAGTAATGGGTTGTGATTCATTTGTTTTTTTGGAACGTTACCATTTATGGAACGGGTTCAAAAGTCCGGGACGGTATTCATTATCGACATACATCTTGATGTCGTTATCGTCCAGGGCATCCAAAATGTTCATCCAGCATTCTGCTTCGACGCGCATTTCGCCGTCCATTTTTAATGCTCTGTCACACTGAACTAAGTCTGCGCGAAAAGAATTCACATAGAAGCAATCTTTTGCGGCAGCTGCGAACCTGGTAAAGCTGTTTTTGGTATTCGTCATGGTATTCATCCTTTCTAAAATGTTTTTCTAATCAATACATAAAAAATAAGCAGGCCCTCAAAAGAGAGTCTGCTTACAAGCGCATGACAGATTGTTAATGTTCAGTTAGGAGGTAAGAGATGGTATCTGTTATGCAATTATTATTTTAGGCGGTTCGCACATTCGTGCAAGTGGCTTTTTTAGCTTCGTCTGTTTTGTGGTGTGGCGCTGGTCCAACCTTTGGGCTTGGTTTTTTCAGAATCGTCACCTTTGAACATTTCGGATACTTTGCTGCCATCATCTTCAGCGTGGGCGATGTATTCAGCGGCAAGAATCTCATACTGGGCGCGGGTAATCCCGGTTTGTTCTGCAAAATTTATGAATTCATGTTCAAACGCCAGGCCGAGTGTTATCAGAACCCGATTAGCTAGTTCTTGTCGGAATTCATCAACGGTGCCATCAAATTTTATTGTGCGGTCGTCATCATCATCTGTGAAATCATCGGCCGCAGTATTGACGGCATCGTTAAAAAATGTAGTCATATCGTATGCCATATCGGAAGGGCTGATGTTAGGGCTACCATTCGCGTCTTTTTCGTTCAGTTTAACCTGGAGTAGCCCTTGTATGATGCTGTAGCGCATCAGAAGCACTGACATTGTTGATGTTGGCTCGAAATTTTCAATTTCTTTTTCAAGAATTTTCTGCTTGTTTGCGATTACTTTGTAGTTTGCTTTCATATGAATCTCCTTTAAGTGCCCATGACGCGTCTTACTGTTGCAATTTTTACCTCACGTTTTCCTTCCGGCAACACAAAAGTCGGCTCAATCCAGCGGACCTCTAAGCGAGTTCGACCTTCTCCAACCCAGTAGTGGTGCCAATGAGCACGGCGGACATGTGGTCTGACCGTACGGCCTGTGCCAGTTGCCGTAGATTTCTGATATTCTGTACCGGAAGCCAGCTGCTTTTCAAAGCTCTTTCCGATGACAAAGCCTACATTGTAGGTCTTGATATTAACTTTCTTAGGTGTTGCACCGGGTTTGGAAACAAGGACAGGCCGCTTTTCTTTCGAAATCTTCACTTCTTTGATTTCCGCATTTTTGGATGCAAGATAATAAGCAGCAGAAACCGCTACACGAAGATACGGTTCGATACCAGCATTAAATTTCCGCTGCTTTTGCAGCTCTTCCTCGCTGAGAACGGCACCTGGTACGTTTGATACCGTGGCGTCATTGACAGTCGCAGAATCAGTTCCGTTCTGAAATGCCTGCTCGCGAGCATCATTGTTGCGCCGATAAGACTCAATCAGCTTTTTGCCGTTGAGACACCACTGCATGCACTGGCAAAGTTCGATGTTATCGACATTCGGGTTCGCCTTAAAAGGAACAATCAGGAAGAGCGTATCCACATCATTTGGCCCGTGGGAAGCATCGAATTCAATGTGTACGAACATCGCATCATGATGAGAGCCAGTGGGCAGATTCATGACAAAATCTCTGTATGGCAACCGCATCATAATGTCAGAATAAATAGGTGCGTCCTCAGTCTCGGCTAATGTTCTGAGAAATTCCGGAGCGAAATTGTACACGGTTTTTGCTGCACGCCAATAGTTTGCGACGTATGCCATCGAAAATTGTGCGGCAAGTTCCCCATCCATTGCATCTGCTGCAATCTGACCATTTTGGATAAGGCGGTGCCCAAGCGGGATAAATTCTTTCACATAGTAGTCGTAGCCTTTATCCAGTAGCTTATTAGCCCCAGAATTCACAAGAAACTGGCTGCTCTGCTCGGCATACCAAATAGCGCTGTTCACAATGATATTATCCACAATGCCACCTCACTGCCAGCATAATTTTATTGTTCCATCGACAAAGAGAATCTGGCTGTACTCCTCACCGTCAAGGACGATGCAGCGGTCTTCCCCGCGCTTGTGAGCCCCGGTGCAATACACAGTTTTGTTGTTGATGGCCGGGATGGACGGCGCTTTTGCCAAAACCAGCTGACCGCGCATGGCGCAGATGTCGAGAAAAGAAATAATGTGGTCGCCCACCCTGGAAAACCTCCAATCTTGTTCACAGTGCTTTGATTTGGGAAGAGCCTTCAATACGTGGTAACGGCTTGTCTGTTACTTTCAGAACGGAGCTATCTCGTTTCTCTGTCGCATATCGAATGGTTTTAAGAATCTCGTATGCCAGTTTGCTGTTGTAGGTAAGTCCTGAATTTGAAATGCCAAAGTTCCCATTCCAACCAATTCCCATCCTTTTGAGCTGCGGAATTAGAAGGTTTCGGGCTTCGATAACGCCTGTTCCGTTCCAGCGGGCATCGTGATATGCCTGGAAATGCTGCTCATCGTTACCAGAAATGTCAAGCACTTCATAAATGATGCCAAATTGACCCATCAAAATGCGAGAATATGTATCCAGTGCATCGGCAACGACTTTCCAGGAAGGAGTATCTAAGCCGATACTGTATTTATACGGAGCATCCTTTTCCGGCAGTTCCCGTGCATGATGCAGCATATCTTCCAGTATTTCGCTGCACTTGTCGGAATAGCTTTTAACAGGAGCCGTTACGTTGATAGCCGTCAGAGTAGCACAAGCACTTGCAATGTCTGCCTCGCTTGCTCCATAAGCCTCTCCAACTTCCTTGCAGATAGAGGAAAAATCGTTGTTGTAAAACGTTATCATAACAGCAAGAGCGTGCAGAATGAAGAAGTACTGCTTGCTCGTGAAATCAATGTACATACGGCAAAAATCCTTTCATTTTCTACACTTTAATTATACCGCGACTCGCAATTACTCACAACGGAAAGCGCTAAATGGTAACAGTTTATACATATTTTTACAAGCAAAAAAGCCGCCTCCTTATGGAAGCGGCTGGACCCTTATTTTACAGCTTTTCTGATTTCGAGCTCGTGCTCATAGCAGCTTTTGCAAATCAGATAGCCAATGCCAATATCGTTCTGGATGGCCACAGACGTATATGCGTTGTGCTCGTTGATGGTACGTCCGCACGCAGCACAATTGAGTTCTTCGTTGGCATGAACCATGATGTCGCAATGCCCGTTCTGAGGTGGGGTGTACGGCGTATATTGCTTCTTGATGAAATCGTATTTCTGCATTTTATGGCACTCCATTATTCATTGTTTTCTTTCGCTATTATATCACAAATTGTGGTGCTAAACAAGAAAGCAGTCCTCCATAAATTCACGAACAATCGCTGACTTTGGAGATTGTGACGTTTGCTGAAGGATTTGTACCTTTGAGCAGTATCCTGCCGTTAGATTTACGGACTGATTCCGTGAACTTCCTCACCAAAGCCTTGCAGCTATAGATGAAACATTCTGCTTTCAAACTTTGGTAGGAATCCAATCCACAATTTGCGGAACAAAGTCAGCCAGTCGGAACATTGCAGCGGAACAATATCAATGTATTTTCGATATTGTTCCGAACAGATAAATCAGTGATAAATGAAGATGCTTTTGGTTCCTGGACAGTTTCATTGTTTTGCTGTATGATTAGAGTATAACAATTATAATGATACGAAAGAGATTAAATGCGGCGAGGTACAATCAAAATGGATGTGACAATGCAGACGGTTCTCCGGCTCCATGAGCAAGGTATACCCAGAAGAACCATTGCCAAACGTGCAGGCATCTCATTGCAGAAAGTGCGCAAAATATTGATTACTGCCGGTGTCTGGTCGGATGAAACATCAGAAAAAATCGGGAAGATGCGGTCAAATGGTATGTCAGTTCCGGAAATTGCAGAAGAATTGGGTGTAAAAACCAATACTGTTTGGAGCTATTTGCCGTACTCTAAAGGCATGTATAATCAAGAATACCCGACCATTAACGCCATTCGGGTCCGAAATTCGAAGCGAAAAGCAAAAGAAAAAAGCCCTCACCTGCACGGATACCGCACAGAATGAGGGCAGTGGCGCTTGCTGAAGGATTCGAACCTTCGGACAGTCTCCCATCGTCGGTTTTCTGGACCGATTCCATCGACCACTCGGACAAGCAAGCATATGGCGCAGAGGGTGAGATTCGAACTCACATGCCGCGATTACCGCGACGGCAGCTTAGCAAGCTGCTGCCCCACCGTTAGGCGACCTCTGCATAATGCACCTTTTAACGTAGGTGCGACGTGGTGACCCCTAGCAGACTCGAACTGCTAACTCCACGGTGAAAGCGTGGTGACTTGGACCAATTTGTCGAAGGGGCCATATTGGTGTGTCGGACTGGATTCGAACCAGCGAACCGTAACGGAACAGTTTTACAGACTGCCTGCTTTATCCACTTGCATACCGACACATATGGTGCTTCCGGTTGGAATTGAACCAACTGCACGCGGTTCTTCAGACCACTGCTCTACCAACTGAGCTACAGAAGCATATGGTGACCTGCGTGGGAGTCGAACCCACAACCTTCAGTCTGAGAAACTGATGACTTACCCTATTCGTCGAGCAGGCCATATGATGCCGCATCATGCGGCGGGGATTATGCGATGACTAAGATGTCATCTATCTTGGTATCCAGCATCGCTGCCAATATCACAAGGTTATCAATGGTTGGAAGCGCGGTTCCAGCTTGCCATTTGGCGACTGCCTGCGTGGATACGCCAAGCGTATCGGCCACATCTTTCACCTTGATACCTGCTGCTTTTCGCAGTGTCTTAATGTTGGCACCGGTTTTCTGAATATCAATTGTAGGAACGTTCATTTTCTTGCTGCCTTTCTGTATTGCAGGCAACAAAAAAGCTGCCTGCCGAAATCTCGACAAGCAGCGTGTTAAAATGCAGTTATCGTTTAGAGGACGCACCGCCTCTGTACATGGTCTGTTTTTGCCTGTCGAGGAGTATGAGAAACAAAACTGCGTTCATAAGAGTTGAACTCAGATTCATAACTATACTCGGCAAACGACATAACATTAACAGTGTTGCACAGCATTTTGGGTTGTCTCCTTTCGTTTCGTTCTGATATTATTATACCATGTTTTTGTGAATCTGCAATCAACTTGTGGTTTAGTTTTTTAGTCTGTATACTATTCAAAACAAAAAGCCGCCTCTTTTGCGAGGACGGCTTTTCTTGTTGTGGCAGGGGCAACACGACTCGAACATGCAACACGCGGTTTTGGAGACCGCTGCTCTACCACTTGAGCTATACCCCTAAAATGGCAGTTGTTGTACTGCCGGACATGGTACTCCCCGAGGGATTCGAACCCTCAAAACGGTGCGGTTTGAGCGCACTGTGTCTGCCAATTTCACCAGAGGAGCTTATGGCGGGCGTAGCAGGATTTGAACCTGCGACACACGGATTAACGGTCCGCCGCTCTGCCTACTGAGCTATACACCCACAAAAGTGGCAGATAATGCTCTGCCGGGCATGGTGCGCTCGCGGGAAATCGAATCCCGAACACCCCGATTAAAAGTCGGGTACTCTACCGATTGAGTTACGAGCACTTGTCGCGCATCTTCCGTACCTTGCTTATGGGAACGCGGTTTTGTGGAATCTCACTTCCGATGCGCATGAAAGTGAGTGTTGGCCGTACTATACAGACTGTATAACACGAAACACTTTAACAAGCCTGACCGAATTCTATTTCGGCGGCATTAGAATGACCTGATTTTGATTTTCTGCATCAAAAAAGCACCCATCAGGCGTTGTGCGTCTGACAGGTGCTCATATCGTGCAGAGTGTGGAAAACAACCGATACTTAGATGATTTCATTCAACCATCACTGCACTATGATTTGCACAAACAGACAACACAAAACAGCCGAAGAGATTCCAAATGCTCCACAGCTTTTGCAATTTATTCTGTTTGTTCATCATAGCAGCAAACATCGTGCGGTTTTCCTTTCATCAAAATTCAGTGTCTCAATTATACAATATGTAAAAGCCAAAGTCAAGGCTTTTCGCAAAAATAATGGAAGTTTCGAGCTCAGTGCATGTCTGGTTTCCAAGCCGCAATCCGTGCTATCGCATCCGAGAGCAGTATGCCCTCATACGAGCACAACGCGCCTAAAGCGTTAGCCACCTTGGGCTCGTAGTCAGCCAAAGCCAGGTCGAAGGGCACCATGATTGCAGCAGAGTCATCTGGCATTGCCTCTTCACACCACTCACAAAAACAAAAAGCCGGGAAACCCCGGCAAACATGGCGGTCAGAGTGGGATTCGAACCCACGGACGTTTTTGGCGTCGCTGGTTTTCAAGACCAGTTCCTTAAACCGCTCGGACACCTGACCAAAAAAGGATGGGGCGGAGCCGAAGCCCCGCCCCACAGCAAGGAGAAAATTATCGGATATCGTCAGAGGATGGCAAATTAGTGGATGCCCAGGGAAGCGGCATAAGCAGCTTCACGCGCGGCAACCTGTGCCTGCAGAGCAGCGATGGAAGCAGCATAGGCAGCTTCGCGCTTGTCAGCAGCAGCCTGAGCTTCAGAGGTAGAAGCGTACTGGGGCTCATTGCCAGCCAGAGTGCCAGCATAACCCTTGACGCCATCAGCGCCCTTGACAGTCAGAACTTCGTGACCACAATGGTCACAGACGTAAACGTTACCTTTGCGGGTCCAGTTGTGATAGCCACAGCTGGTGCAGACGGTGTACTCATTGCCCCAGGTGCCATTGGCAATGGCGGCGGCAATTTCACCGTGCTCAGAGACTTCAACGTTTTTGCGAGGAGCGGTCGGAGTAGTGGTAGTACCGTTGCCCTTGTTGGAGCCGGTAGAAGTGTTATCCTTACCGGTGTTGTCCTTATCGGGGGCCACTACGTCGCCCTTGTCATCGGGAGTGGTGGTGCCGCTGTCGCCGGTATTGTCGCCCTTGTTGTCGCCCTTATCGTCGGGGTTGGTGACATCGCCCTTGTCATCGCCCTTGTTGTCATCCTTGCCGTCATCGGGAGTGGATGCAGTAGTGGCTTTCAGGGTCAGGACATTGTCGTGAATGTCATCGCCCAGGTAGTAGAACAGGCGGTCGTGGTTCAGGCTCTTGCTGGATGCGGTGTAAGTATCACCGGAATCGGTGGTCCAGGCTTCAACACTCTGACCGTCAACATTGCCGGGGAAAGTAGCGGTATCAGTCTCGGTCAGCACCGTGCTGCCATCAATCTGATAGTTGATGGTGATGGAACGCGGATTACCTTCGGCCGCATAGCAGGAAGTGATGCCGTCAGCGGTGAACCACTGGTCAACTGCATCGTACGGCAGAGTGTCGCCGGGATAGTAGTTGTAGGTGTAGCCGCCGTGGCCCTGCAGGGTAATCCAGTAGCCGTAGTCATACTGACTTGCCGGGAACGTCATAGAACCGCCAGGAGCCAGGTCCTGGGAAGAACCATTGCTGAAAGAGAAATGATAGGTGTCACCGGTGGCTGCAAATGCTGCGACAGGCAGACAAGTTGCCATCATACCGGCTGCTGCAATCCCTGCGATTGCTTTGATGATTTTCTGATTACTCATGCTGTGTACTCCTTTGCTTTTTTGATTTTTTCGTCTATTTATCTGCATTTATTCAGATACCGGTTTGAAAGAAATCAGCCGCAGTATTGCTGCGTTGCCCACCATCTGCCACGTGGAGGCTTTCTCATAGATGGTTGACGAAGCAGATATGTGCTTCGCCAGTGTCGCAACCGTCTTCGCCACTCGACACAATTTCGGTTTGAATTTATCCCCGTAAAATCGCATGTCCATGCTGCGCGGAGAGGATAAAATTCTTCGTGGTATGGTTTCGGAGTTCCGCGCCTGATTGGCCGTACTACACGCAATGCAGTACAATACCCCAGATACCTTTGGCGAAAGGAAGCGAAAGGGTGTCTGGATGGAGAAGGGAGATGGCCTCGAACCATCGATACCCTGCTTTGCGGCAGGTGCTTTATCCAGCTAAGCTATCCCTCCATGATGGCGGGTCAACCCCGCCAAATAATCTTACGCAAACTGGAAGTCGCCGTACTGTGTGACTGCACGTTCCAGGCGCAGAGGAATGGTTTTTGTGCTCTTCTGAGTGATGTCCTCGCGTGCTACCTGAGCTTCACTCACGCCAGCCGCCTGCAGGACTTCATACAGATTGGAAGGACCAGTACCAGCATAACCACAGGTCAAGCCATTAACCTGAAGCGTGAAGCCGTGCAGATGCGGTGCCAAGCCGGGAACGAAATCGAGTTCAACAATGACCTCGTCGCTCTTGTCGTTTACACGGTTGACAGCGATGGCACGGATGTTCCGGTTGCCAAACATTACAATCAGCTTTTTTGCCGCTGCTGCGGTTTCAATCGTGGACGTACCTTCGACATTGATAATTGCCTGCTCCATTGGTATCACCTCCTTTCTGCTTAGAGTTGTCATGCACTGTAGCAGATAACGCTCTGCCATGCGGGACTTTACGTCGCCCATTCGTGTTCGGTTCCGGTGCCGACGACTTTCGACAGGACTTAGCCAACCGCCAACAGGTGCATGCCCCCGTTGGAAGCTTCTTGGGCGGTTTCTCAAAGAGCGCGTCGCCCAATCGGACCGTGGAGCTTGATGGCAGATTCGAACTGCCTGCCTGCACATTACGAGTGTGCCGCTCTGCCTAATGAGCTAACCAAGCATGTTAGGATGTTTTATACTGGTTATCATCCCGCAATCGGGGCAGCCAACCCCTTCCTTCCAGTACCATTCGGCAGCCACGCCGACGGATTCTGTATTGTACCCTCTCCGCCGTTTTCCGACCTCATTCGCGACTGACACCGGGACTCACGGATACTCTCAGGCACAGCACCTGTTTGCCTATTCTTTTATAGGCTGTCCATTGGCATTCGGACAGCGGACCACATGTGGACCATGCTCGCTTTATTTAGTGTCGTGCGTACGGTGACAACGACATAGGTCTGCTTGACATTCTCCCCATAGCTAAAGCAAGGGGATTTACGGCGCAATCTGATAAATCAACAATATTTCATTTCTATTTTTTTTTATATATTGTAGACCCAATCGGCTTACATTTGTTCTTTCTAGTATTTTTTGAAGATGATTTGGCTCCAGTTTTTCCCCTAATATCAATTCTATCATTTTACAAAGTCCTTCTAAACTTCCATCATAAACAGAGATATGTGTTTTTTCAAAAAATCTCATGATATAGAATGTATACATGCATTTCCCTTTCGTATGCTTGACATTCTCCCCATAGCTAAAGCAAGGGGATTTACGGCGCTTGCGATAAAGATGATGTTCGGGGGATGACTATCTACTATTTTTTAATCTTATGTTTGGCATTAGCCAGATGCTACAGCATCTGTTGCCTATTCCTTGCCACGAGGAGGCTGCCAGCGTAGGGATATGGAGGAGTATATCGGAATCGAACCGACGTCATCTGCTTGGAGGGCATAGGTATTAACCGTTATACGAATACTCCACAAGATTGCGGGTGAACCCTCACTTAGCCCCGCCATGATGTTCGTTTAGGAGGTAGTCGGCCCCGAACGCCATCTTTACACCACCTGACAATCTTGCGAATCTCATCGTTGACTATGCGTGAGAATCCAAGAAAGCGCTTGGGTGTTGGCCAACTTCAAATTTTGAGCCCTGTCGTTGATTCCCTGTCAAATCGGGTTAACGGTTGTCGTTGGGCTGTGTGTGAGACTGCAGCGAAACTTACCAGTTGCCGTGCAGCAATCTCGCCTTTACGGCTGTGTCGCGTCTGGATGCGCCCCGGCTTGACGGGGATGCTCGTACGTTTGCATGCTTCTAAGACATTCGTCAGCAGCCGCAAGAGCCGCTGTCCACCACCCGCCACGAGGAGGCTGTCTTAATGGGTGGCATGCTGTCCGCCAGATGTTGTGTATAGCATCGTATCATGTGATTTCGATACATCCAACGGATAGCGTCTGGAGCTGGAAATCGGACTTGAACCGATGACCGACTGATTACAAATCAGTTGCTCTACCAGCTGAGCTAAACCAGCAAATACAAACATTAGCCAGATGCCCGGAACACGGAAACATCTGTTGCCCACCGTCCGCCGCGTGGAGGCTGTTTGCTTGGACGGCTGGCGCGGAGTTACCCACGCCGAATGGGAAATAAAGAGTTGACACTCTCCCTCGGCTAAAACCGTGGGATTCCTGGGCGGCAATCGCATGGCTCATCACCATGCAGCATACCAAGCAGCGAGTTATGCGGTTTCCCACAAAAATCCACGGGTGTAGCTTTCCATGAGCATCCAGCCTCGAAAGGTTGACCAACATACTTGTCTGCGTTCCCAGCTTTTTAAGTGCATCCTCCTGTGGAGTTTCACCCCTTGCGGGGCAGCTCTCTAACGAGGAACGTGTCGAGTCCCCCGGAGGTCCACTCTAAGAACCCCTGTTTGGTAAGAAAGGAAGGATATTACTATGAAACGGATGATTTTCACGCTTCACCTGTGTCAGCTCAAATGAAGCCATGCGACCAAGATTGGGGAAAGGAAAACCTTGATGTCTCAGGAGCCGTTCCTCTTCCTGAGAACAATTGTATTATACCATATATGTGGTATCCGGTCAATGAAAAGACACAATATATAGTGTCTAAATTGTAAACAAACATTAAGATACCACTATATCTAGTGGTTGGGGCAAGCGCATCAAAAATGCCTTGTGGTTCCGGCAGATTGCAGGAAAGTCAGCAAATCTTTAGCCGAACCTACCGTGGAAACCACAGCGCCACTTTTCGCGTACAGGTCGGCAATGGAATCTTTTTGCCCCTATGGTTAGTCCTTCCCAAGAAAACGCACCCACTGTGTACGCTTGATTGGCTTGCTGTCGAAAGCACAGTGCTCGTCATGATAATCCGGCATCAGTTTCCGCTGGAAACACCTCGTACACGCTGACATACAGCATCCCCGGCTTGTAGTCAGCGTACTCAACCGAGCGTTTTTGGTCGTATACTTTCACGTCTGAGTCATCGTCCGCCGTGAGCCAAAGATACTTGACGTGCTCAGCATAGCGCGGGTCTTCGATACGATAGCTCTGCCCCTCTTTGATTTTCAAATGACGTGCATTTGCTTGGGCACGCGAAAACTCAACGAATGCGCCGTAGTCGCCAATCACGATTCGGCTATACCCGCTGGCAATGACCGTGCCGCTTCTGGTTTCGAGTTTGGTCGTATCGCCGGACATATTGCACCATTCCGGCAAAGTTTCTTCAAATTCTGCCCGCACATCTTTGAAAAACGTGCGCGGGATAGGCTTGTACTTATACTCGTGGGCAAGCTGCTCTTGGTATTCGAGCATTCGAATGCCGGTCTCTGAGATTTCATGCTTCATTATTAACTCATCCACCTTTTTTCCCACTGGTCGTACTCAGCGACTTCTCGTTTAACGGTTTTGCCGTCTTTCTTATATACAGTGATACGATGTGCGTAGTTTGCAGCGTTCTTCTGAATCCGCTGCAGAGCTTCTTCCTCTGAGCTTGTTTTTGTAACTCCGCGATAGGAACCACCAGAGCCTAAGATTTCGGGTTCGTACCAACCCGTTTCATAGTATACAGTCTGCTCGCCTGCTTCATCCAGAACAACTTTCCCCTGCTCACCGTAGTCACCCGTATAGTTGCTCCGGATGATATGAGCGGCACGGTCATTTCCCTGCTGTTCATAGGCTTTGGCGATGAATTCGACATAGGTTCTGAATTTTTCCTCGTCGCTTTCACGGTGTGCGGCGATGAGTTTTCCAAGCGTTACAGCGTTGATTTGGTTCATGCTTTTTGTCCTCTCTTTCCATACTTTAATTATACTCTTCCGTCAGACTGAAGTGTGATTTTTTAACGATTGTTAGCGAAAAATTCATAATTTGAAAGGGCAAAAGCTGAACGTTGGAATGTCTGAATCCGGGTTCTCAACCTGATATTTAATGACTCTTTTTTGAGTTCCTAAAGCCTTGTATGTCTGCTCGGCGTTCACGCATAAGCCGTTAGCAAAGAAGAGAGTTGAGCCATCTCGTTCGCTGGTGTTTTCGGCCGAATACATCTTCGGTTTTCTAATTTCGGGGTCAAGATGGATTCCACCGCGCATAAGCTTTTCAGCGTAGAACCAGACATCCACGCGGGAAAAGATGTAAAGCAGCTGCGTAGGCTTGAAATAATAAAAAATCTGGTCTGCACCACTCCGGTATACCCAGCCGGGGGTGTGCCATAGAGGGTCGATGCCATCCTGATACCGCCGCGCTACCCGTTGTTCGTTCAGAGCGTCCGGCACCATGGTGAAGTAGTCCACTGAGGTTTCCAGGTAGAGGTTTCCCGTATTATGGCTGTCCACTTTTGCTTCCAAACCAAAGGTTTTGCCGTTCTTTTTCCAGACAATGAAATCCGTATCTTTGTCCTGGTACGTTCTGTCCTGAGTCACGTCATCGTAATGACTAATGCCATGATTTACTTTGATAATCGGGTCATTGAGGAATTTACGAGCCAAGTCTTCTCCGAATTTCCCCTCATCAAGCTGCTTGGACATTTTGAACTGACGAGGGCCTTCTTCCCAGGCTACCATAGTCTTACAGGGCATCTGCCGAGCTTTCAGGCAGCTGCGATACGATATGTGCAACGATACGTTCTGTACAGGCATTGACCACAGCGCTGGCAGTCCGCTGCTCACGGAGCGAATGGCACAGTTCATTGAGCTCAGGTTCCGTGAAGGGGTAGTCTGCCGAAGCAAGGAACTTCTTGCACAGCTCTTTCATGTCGTCATCACCCAGAGGCTTGACCCGGTGCTTGAAAGTGAATCGGCGAATGAGCGCTTCATCCAAATTATCGACACGGTTAGTGGTGCCGATGAGAATAACATCATTCGGCAGGCGGTCAAGCTCCTGCATCAAAGCAATGGTGACGCGGCTCATTTCAGCAACATCATCGCGGCCGCCACGGCACATTCCGATGGCATCAATTTCATCAACGCAGAGAACGCAGGGCGTGCGTTTTGCGTAGTCAAATACTCTGCCGATATTCTGCTGTGTACGACCAAGAGCAGAATCAACCAAGCCAGAGAATTTCAGGAAAACAAACGGCAAATTTGCCTTGTGTGCAATGTAACGGGCCAATTCGGTCTTGCCGACGCCAGGAAGCCCAGTCAAAAGCAAAGAGCAGGTATAGTGAATGCCCAATTCCTTGATGGCAAGAGCTGCTTTTCTGGTAGCCAGGAGCTTGTTGATAACCGCCTTTTCCTCCTCACGGAGCAGGAACCGGCTTTCCGGGAAATTTGTAGCGTCCTCCGCAATCAAGAGACTTTCCAGGTTGGCAGGCAGCTGAATGAGTTCCGGTTTCAGAAGATTCAGCTTTCGAAGCTCATTTTCCTTGAATCTGGCATCCTTTTCGGGAACGTTTTTCTCAAGCATGATTCGGCACTGAGTCTGCGCGTTTCGGATATCGCCATCCACCACAAATCGAATCAAATTTCGTACGTCATCTGTCATTGCTATTTTCCTCCTAAAAAAGAAACAGGCCGCCAAATGGCAGCCTGTTAATATGAGACTAGTCAACTACCCTAATACGATGCTATATTCTGATTTTTGTTTCTACTGCAAATAGTGTTTACCGTCGAAATAGAGAGATTATATTCGGTAGCAAGTGCCTGTATTGCCTCGCCTTCCCTGTGGCGTTTAGCAATCAGTGCATTACGTTCCGTGTTTTTTCGCGGACGGCCGCGTTTCTGTAAAATTCCAGCTCTGACATTTTCCTGATGAAAGGTTTCATAAATCGCCGTTTTAGAGATTCCGTATTCCTTGGCAATAGTGCTGACCGAGACCCCTCTTTCGATTTTGCTTCGAATATCGGAATTCCTTTGATTGGTCTTGTCTTTCAGTGCCTTGTGATAGTATTCCTGACAGGTTTTTCCAACTTGGCGCATGTCCTTGTAAAGAGTGGATTTTGAAATACCGTATTTCTCACAGATGTCTTTTGAGGACGTTCCTGCCTCATAATCCGCAAGAATCGCCTTGCGCCTTTCATCCAACTTTTTGGAATTTGTATGTAAATGCCCTGCAAGGACGGTACGAACACTGCTTCGAGACAAAAAGTATTTTTTGGCGATTTCCTTATCAGTCATTCCGGCTTTCGCATCTTCCAACATAGCCGCATTGCGAACTTTCGTGGCAGCAGACTGCTTTTTCTTGTTCTTCTTAATCGTAGCTTGAGCGTATTCAGAAACAGTATAGTAGCACTGCTGATAGGTCACGCCATGCTTCTTTGCGATTTCAGCAACCGTCATCCCGGCTTTCGCATCTTGAATCATAGCTTCGTTGAGAGGCGCTCTTTTTGCTTTCTTTGCAAGATTCTTTTCTTTTGCTAGGTCTCTCACCATGGCATAGCAATAAGAGCTTGAAAAATACGTTTCCTTGGCGATTTCCTTGACAGTTTTGCCAGAAAGATACATTTCCCGGACCTTTTCGCGGTCTTCTTTGACCTGCTGCTTCGCAACATCTTTCTTTGATGCAGCCATGCAATTATTCCTCACTTTGACAACTTTTACTTTTCCCTGGGCCTGGATTATACCGCTTCATGGCGCGATATACGCTTCCCTTTTTGAGCCCGTATTCTTCCGCAAGCTCTTTGACAGAAACGCCGTTTTTGTATCTCCTAACCATCTCGGCGTTTCTTTTCTTGCCAGTCTCGATACGGTTTTGGCTGTGGATTTGTCGGCCATTCTTTCCGTGCGCATGAAGAATCCGATAAAAGAGCGTTCCACTGATGCCGTATTTTTCCTGAAGCTCCGGAGATTTTGCGCCTATCTCATATTCATGAATCATCTGTGCCTGCCAGGCTTCCTTCTTTGCCTTCTTCTGCCGGGCCTGTTCTTCGTAAAAGTCCTTCAGACTATATCGGACAGTAGAAACACAGATTTGATACTTTTCAGCCAGCTATTCCTGGGACATACCGTTCTTGGCATCCTCCAGCATCTTTTCATTTCGTGCCCTGACTTTGTCATGAGTTAGACACACGTGGGTAATCTTGTTAATCGGCATTTTCGCTATTCTCCTTGGCTCTGGTTTTTACGTTATACTGGTAAATCCCATTTTGATGAAGGATAAGGTAACCTAGTGAAGGGCTGATATTCACCTCCCTGCTCAACTCGATAATCGATTTTTGAGGATTTTTCTTGTAAGCATCAAGAAAAGTTTGGTTCCGCATCTTTTTCTCTTTTTTGAGAGCCGTTTCAATATGATTGTATTTTTGGCTTTCGTACTCTCCGCTCGAATGCAAGATTGCATAAATACGCTGCATGGAAATGCCGTACATCTTGCCCAATTCTCTGGCCGTCATACCGCCTTTATACTGTTTAACAATCTGCTCATTTCGAGTGGTAAGTCTCTTCCTCTTTTTTTCAAAATAACGAGGCGGCTCCTGCGTGCCTTTTAGAATCTTGTAGCACATTGTTTCTGAAAGATTGTATTCCCTCGCGATTTCCAAAATCGACTTTCCGTTTTTGTAATCTTCAATGATGCTTTTATTGCGGTTCATGCGTTCTTCTTTGTTTGACATAAAGCCTCCGTAAAAAGAAAGAGCAGGTTCAAAACTGAGCCCGCCCTAGCCTTTCGGTCGGATTTTGCCCGACCAACGATGTTTTTTGATGCCTTTCGTTCTATATTTTGTATTATATGCAATTCGCACAGATGTACAATGTTTTTCTTTCTGGTAATTTATGGTAAGTATTGTGCAAAAAAATAAGACCACTACCCTTTTCGGGGCAGTGGTCTTGATTGCTATTGCTTTTGAAAATCAATCCAGTAGTTTTCCGGCTTTGTATGAGTGATACAAATATCTAGGATTATTATTTAGGAAAGTCTCGATTCCAATATTCCCAACCGTAGGAGACAACAGACTGTAAAAGGCTCATTGGAACAAGGTCTTCGCTTACAAAAGTGCCGTTGTCTTTTACGTATTGATTGATTTTTTCGCGTTCGTTCTTGCTTGCGGATTTGACATTGACAAAAACCTCTTTGGAGGTTGGCTCGTAATGAAGCAGGGTATCGCAAGAAACTTTGGCGTGAATATCGTCATCACTACCGGTTCCGATTACAACGTTAATCTTAGACCTTTTATCCAAGAGGTCAGCGCAGTATGCGCACAAACTTTCTGCAATACGCTGGGATTCGTTATCATCAGAAATATACGTGGAGCCGATTTTGTCGGCCAACCTTGCCGCCGCAACTTTTATCGGGAACATATCCTGACACCTGTCAAAGCCGTGGCAGCAACGACTAAGCGACTTCAACGTGTCATCAAGATAGTCGTCCTTATCGAGGATGTAATTGGCCACACTTCCAAAACCACATTTAACGGTGTAGTGCAAAATATCATTAGCATCACTGATGATGAAATCACGATATACAGGTTTTTTAGCGAGCATTGCATAAATCGCATATTGCTTTGCACGCTTGTTGATTTCTTTCCTTCCGGCTTCGTCTTCGTCACGATAAACCTTATACTCTTTCATGATTTTCGTGCAGAATGCTTCCTCAAAGTCATCACGGAAATACGTCTGTTCTTTATTTAATTTAGGGCACACAGAGAGAAGACAATTATCATAAATCCAAAACTCGGACGAGTTGGCGATGAATCCCGCTTGCTCAAATCCAATTCTACCGTCTTCAGGCAGTGGTACATTGTAACCACCCTCCCAGGCTCTCCAATGAAATTCCTGCAAATAAAGCTGCGTTGCTTTGCTATTAACCGGAACCTTAAAGAGCTTGATATATACACCGTTTTCGCTATATGGATAATAAGAAGCGGGTTCTTCATCCGCAATAAACCCTTCAAGATAAGTTTCATTCGGGTCATGCAGATAGTTGTAGATAATTTCTTCATTCAAGTATTTCACATTGCTAATAGTGGCCATAATTTTACCTCCTGATATATTATTGGTTATTTGTTATCAGCTGTTCGATTCACCCGGTAGCCACTGCTGAGGATAAGCGCGAAGCAGATTTTTCGGTACGCAGTCATTCAGAGCGGAATGTTCAGCAAGGGCCATGTCGATGATATAATAGTCATCACCATTGCGCATCACATCAATACTCCACTGCCCTGTCAGCTTAATTCGAGGAATGACCTTTTCCAACTCATTCAGAACGGTCTGAACGCTCTCATTGTAGCGCTTATTCAGAACGTCTTCGTGCATCAGGTAGACGACATAGTCGTGACGCTCCTGAGGACTGCTTACTTCCTTGAACTTGTTCTTCATGACGTCGCTGCGCCAATAGGGACTCACGCCAAGGATTTCCTTCGTGTCAAAGTCCACAAACACGCGGTATTCGGTATGAAGTGGCAAACCGTTGTAGATAGTAGGGTTACTTTCCTTATCCTTGATATACTCTCTTACGACCCACTCATTGGTGGTGTTTGCGCCGTAGAAACTGCGGTTATTTGTGGGAGCTGCCATAGAGCAAGTCAGATGATTTAGGAGCAGGAAATACTCGCCCATCTCATCGACTTCCTTAGGCTCGTGGATATGAGCGTTTCGGAATTCGTATTTGGAGGAGTACGTGCCCGTCTTAATGAAATAATCTTCGTGTCTGTCGAGATGGAAGACTTTCTGGCAATAGCGGTTCACGATTTCCTTCGTGACGGGATTCAGCGTCTCAAAGCCAAGACGGGTAAGCTGCAGCATTGTGATGGGAACGTGAAGAATCTTCGTATCCGGCACTTTGAAGAACTTGTTACCGTACAACCCTTCTACCAGAGGCGGAAGCCAGAAACCCATAGAAATGGGATTCATCTCCAACATCTGATAAGTGAAGTCGTCAAGGTCAAGGATATCAAGACCCTGACGGAAGAGGTTGTAGTAGAGCATTTTCCTGCGGTCGTTTTTGGCGTTCTTGTATTCAGCGTAATTCTGGAGCAGCGACTTGTACGACGGTTCCGAAACATCGACCATCATCAACTTTCCGGTAAGCTGCGGACGGAGTTCCTCCGGGTAGCGATTGAGCTCTTTGTTCGTCACATCCGTCACAAAATCGCGGTTGGCAGAGTATTTCACGTAATAACCGCCGTGCTTCGCATTGTAGATATACAGACGCGTTTCAGGAATCAGTTCATCAACGATGCGGTCAATCAGTGAATTGAGTTCTGGCGGAAAATAGACCTTTTTGTCGAGGATTGCTTTGATAGTAGCCGAATTCCACTGGAGCATGTTCTCATGCAGTTCTCGGCTTTCCAGGACCTGCGTCTTATAAACTTCATCAAAGGTCTTGAGAGCATCCGGGTCTGTTTTGAGCATTGCTGCAAGTTCTTCGTAAGAAAATGGTTTATCTTTTTTATTGGTCAGGATTTCGCTGATTTGCGCAATCATGTTTTTGATTTCAGCCATTTGCGGCCTCCTTTTCTAAAAAAGCCACTGCCTCAGCTTGAGAGGCGGTGGCTATGTGTGAATGATATTCTTTACCCTTCGTCACGGTCGCTCGTGAAGCTCTCGTTGCGGTCAACGACAATATCCGCATCGAACGGTGCGACTTTTGCCAAACCGTAGTCCAAGAAGAACGAGCCGGGGATGTCATCGACATCACCCCAGTTCCAGCAACCGCAGTTGATTTTCAGCTGGTGCTTACCTTCTTCGGTCTGGAGATAGTCCTTAACTGCACAGCGCAGAACGGTTTCGGGGTCATGAATCTGTTCCGGATTGTAGCGGAACTGCATCAGTGTACATTCTGTTGCGGATAAGCCAATGACTTCATTGGCAACGACAGTGAAAGTCTTTAGCATTGGTATTCCTCCTTCTTAAACGTTGACGATGCCGCCGTGCTTGGCCAGAACCGCGTCCACGATTTCTACGGGCACATACCCATAGACCGTAGCCAGCGGAGCTTCGTCATCTTCAGCAAACGGCAGAAACTCTTCGACCTTCTCAGACAAGTAGCTGAGTTCGACCTTGGAGTAATCGCCGTCCGACAGGTCCTCGTTCGGTATGCAGTAGTGCATACCGCTTGCCTGAATCGACAGGGTGAAGCCGTCTGCACAAACTGCTTTCGGACGAAGTGCAGCAGTACCAAAGACGGTCTTGCTGAAGGTTTTGCGGAGAAATTCGTTGGTAGTCATCATGGTAATACACTCCCTTTTTGTAGTTGCGCAAACAAAAAAGGCAGGCCCACCAAGACGGTGAGTCTGCCTTATGTCTGCAGAATTGTGAATTGTACGAAAGGTAGAATGCCTTTTTCGATGTTTGTTATCTATCGTACATTTTTTATTGTAGTCAGTTCGCACAGCTTGTCGAGTAAATCAGGTACGATTTTTAAGGCTTACAAATTTCGCACGCCGAATACCCTTCCTGGACGAGCTCGTCACGCGAACCCATATAGTCGATTCTATTCTTCTGGCTCATCGATTCGACTGCAGAACAATCGGGCCTGTGAAACTTCATGGTACTTGTGTTCAGAACGTATGTTTCTTCTATGACAAGCGAGGCATTGTCCTGTTCATCCTCGGAATTTGCAGCAGAACCCGCTTCAATCCGATTCTCATCATGATATTCTCCGGTAGTGAAACTTACCTCTTTGCCATCCGAGGTACAATAGATATCGCCCAACAGGTCTGTGCGATAAACCTCAACACCCTTGTTTTGCAGCTTGTCGAGTGTTTCCTGATGCGGGTGGCCATAGCTGTTCCCTGCCCCACAGGAAATCACAGCATAGGTCGGATTCACTGCGTCCAGAAAAGCCTCTGAGGTAGATGTGCTTGAGCCGTGATGACCTACTTTCAGAACCGTTGACTGAATGTCTTGTCCCGATGCAAGTATCACATTTTCGGCTTCCTGTTCAGCATCACCAGTAAAGAGGAACGAAGTATCCCCATAAACGATGCGCAGAACAACCGATGCATTGTTCGTATCATCGGGAACAGAATTAACACCAACTATCGTGAATTCCGCTTCCCCCAGAGTGTAGGTTTCACCCACATCCGGTATCGTGATGCCTCCGCCTTTTTGTTCCGCGTAGCTTGCAAAGTTCCGAAATGCTTTGCTGTCGTATTCTGTCACGGGGCATAACGTCATGTCAGCAGTGACGGCTTCAAAAGCACCAGACAAGCCGCCGATGTGGTCTTCGTGCGCGTGAGTCCCAACGACATAATCCAGGTGCCCATCGGTTTCACGCTGCATAACAGAATATAAGAGGTTAGAATCATCTACATTACCGCCATCAATAAGCATTGAGTGGCCGTCACAGGTGATAAGGGCGGAATCCGCCTGCCCTACGTCTATAAAGTGAATCGTAAAGCTGCCGTCCACCGAACCGCCAGCCGTCTGTTCACTGCTTGCAGTGCTTTCTGAGACGACCCCGGTGCTGGATGGACTTTCCGAGGTTATCGGACTCTGACCGCAGCCGGTGAAGCTGAGTGCAAAGAGCGCAGCGATGATTGCCGCCGTGCTCCGAAATGGATTGTGTTTGAGTTTCATGTTTTTTCTCCTTTCAACAAAAAAAGCGGACCTACCCCGCTATGGGATAAGTCCGCTTAACATACAGATTGTGAATCCTATTGGTTCTTAGTATCTGTTTACATTTTATATTTTACCGAATTCGAATAATATAGCAAGCGCTATTTTTCCCCGAACTTGATGTCGATATATACAATCTCAAAGCACAACGCAGCGCTCAAGACAAATCCAAGAATAACATATGACGGATGGGTCAAAGGCCAGCCAGGATTCGCAAGATATCCATGCCAGTAGCTAATGTTAAGTACAAAAATAAACACCGGCAGAACCAGATACCAGATGGTTTCCAGCACAATCTTGATGTCTTTTCGCATCTCACTCGCCTCGAAATTCGAGCAGAATCATGGTCCGGTGCTTTCGAGTTTCTGCATACCAGAAAATACCAAGTCCGGCCAGGATAGCGAAAATAACAATTTTCAAAAGCCTTTTCATTTAGTCCTCCTTTATGCTGCAGATGCAAAGATGTCACCGCAAGGGCAGTTATAAAACATTTTATACCGACTTGTCACGGCCGATATATTCCAATTCTTAATAGGAGATGCATCTTCGAGAGATGTACAATTATTAAACATATAACTCATTGATGTCACATTAGAAGTATCCCAACTTTGTTCAGCAAGCAAGTCAACTACCCCCGCCTAAACGCGGGGGCTTGTAGCCCCGCAGGACTCCAATTTATTCACCACTCGACGGACTGTTAGGCACGGTTTCCGTCCGTGCTACCGAGTACAATGGGCATTCACCGCCGTTGCGGGCGGCATAGCTGGTGGAAGAATTGGATTATGCGGGATATAATCCCAATAATCCTACATTGCGGATGTTAATGGCAGCGTTGTGGTCACGGTTATGTGTATTTCCGCAAGCACTGCACGTCCAGACACGGTCGGAAAGTGTGAGGTCGTCTTTTATAAAGCCACACACGCTGCATGTCTTGCTGGACGGATACCACTTATCGATTTTGGCAAAGGTCTTTCCCTGCGATATGAGCTTATACTCCAACATCGTGCGGAACATGCCGAAGCCGTTGTCGTTAGTGGATTTTCCCAATTTCAGAGAACCAGCCAAACTGCGCAGGTTGATGTCTTCCACAAATACAGCATCATACTGCTTGGCTATCGCGGTACTCACTGTATGGCAGAAATTTTTGCGCTGGTTGGCAATATGTTCTTGAAGAACTCGAACTTTGTAAAGTTGTTTGTCATAGTGGTGAGAGCCAAACTGCATACGAGACAACCTTCGCTGCGCCCTTGCGAGTTTTGCTTCACTCTGACGGTAAAATCTTGGATAGTTGGCAGCATCGCCGTTGCTGTCAATATAAAAATCATGAGAGGAATAGTCTAACCCAATCGACGTCTCTTTTGTTGGCTTGATGGGCAGAATGTCTTTCTCAAACTCAAAAAGCAAAGAGATGTAGTACTTACCGCTGCGAGTACAGCTTACGGTAGCACCTTTCAGTACCCAGTTGGCTTCCGGCTCGCGATGCTTATTGATTTTCACATCGCCAATTTTAGGCAAATGAACAAGATTTCCAACAACATAAATTGTGTTCTTGATTGCGCCATCCTTACGGCGCATCTTTTGATTATTTGTTGTGTATGACATCTTGCTTTTGCGCTTGCTTTTCAACCTGGGAGAGCCAACCGCTTTAGGGGCTTCTCGATGGCGCTTGTTCGCATTTTTCAAATCAAGTTGTGCATTAGCAAGCGCAAGGCTGTCTACCTCTTTCAGAAAGGAAAACTCGGTTTTGTATTTAGCAGGGGTGGGAATAAAGAACGCACCTGCTTCTTCCAAAAATCGTTGTGCATCCATCAGCATATGGTTCCAAACAAAGCGAACGCAGCCAAAGGTTTTAGAAAGCAATACTTGCTGCTCAGGCGTAGGGTATGCACGATACATAATTGCTCTATTTAGCTTTTGCACTGGCATTGCTTATCACCACCTTCTATTACAAATATACGCGATTCGCACGTTCTATCAACTTAAAGGTGTGGCAATTCGTCCCCCGCATGAATGAGGGGGAATTCTTGCCACGTTTTCTTAAACACAACCGTTCCAAGCCAATCACCCGGATTGACACCTCACACCGTTTTCTGTTCGCTGGTGACAATGCGCGGGATGAATAGAAATTCAGTTTTTCTTGTTTCAGTGTTGGTTCTCCGAATGACCGTGCCATCCCGGATGATTTTCACGCCGTCCTTTTTGACGACGGGCTTTTCATCGCCGACAAAGTTCATCAGTTCCAGCTCTTCAACAGTGTAGTTATCCCGGTGCAGCCATTCCGTGAGCTCACCGTCATCGTCGAAAACCGGGACAGCCTCGCTCCCCAGCGTGCTCTTTGCTTCAAACTTATTCATGGTTTTTGTCTCCTTGCAACAATTTTTTATGCGATTTATCGGAATTTATGGGGCTATATCTTAGTTTTGCAACATTCGTACAGCTGCAAAGACTCAAGTTGATGGCATTACCCAACTTTCTTGGTCTTCTTGGTTTCGGGTTTTACGATACCGCCGTTGGCGTCGTAAACATTGTACGGAAAATCGCCGTTGTTGACACGCTTGGCAACCCGCTGCCCGGTGGCAGTCTTGTAATACTGGTTCAGTCGGTTGGCAGTACGGAAAAAGGCAAACCTCGCATACTGTGTGCCGCGCTTGACACGGTTTTCGCGCAGCAGTTCGTCGCGCAGCGTGATAGCATAATGCTCGGCTTCGTTGTTGGTGAATCCAGAATAGAACACGTCCATGAATTTCTCAATGTAGATGGCGGGGACATCGTTCATGGCGGCTACAATGATAGCGGCTGTTGTGCCTGCGGAATTGAGTCCCGGCAGCGTAGCCTTCTTGATGCACTTGGTGGCGGATTCGATTTGCGTGCGGTATTTCATCAGCCATTCGCTCAAAGCTTCCTCGTGACTGAGGTTTGAGCCTGTGAACACACGGCCAATAAGGTTTGCTGCGGAAAGAATTGTATTGTTTGTCCAGCTCATATCGTATTCGGACATCTGCACACGGTTCGCCATGGAGCGGATGTTCCCGGAATCAATGTGCTGAGACTTGGCGGCATTAAAGGTCACGTTCATACGCACGGTCACACCGGACTCGACGATAGCGAGCAGCCGATGCTGTCCATCGACCAGCGTACCATCGGAGGCGATGGCGATACCCTGATGCGTTGTATCCCAATGCCCTTCTCTCATGTCTTTCGCCATCTTTTTTACTTTGGCGACGTTCACGTTCCGATTGTTATCGTTCCTCTCAAGCCATTTTGCCGCCTGTTCGGGCGAGATTTCGTAGCCATCCCGCGTTCTCTGATTGAAATTATAGCGTCCCATTTGTGATTCCTTTCTGCCCAAGTAGGCGTGTGTTTGATATTTGTTATTGATATTCAGAAAAATTCCCTGATTTGTGATTTTATTTGTGTTGGAAAACAACGCGCAACGTCCTGAAGCTGCGCTTGATACACCTCCTCTCATCGGCAGTAATAATCAGCCGAAACTGAGCTGTTCCAAATCGGTCGAGAAGAAAGCTGCCTTTTTCTTAGCCCGTTCTTTTGCGCTCTTGCTCATAGGCTTCTTTGCCCCATCCAGATGATGTTTGCTCTTGTACGAATACCCTTTCCAGGCGGCTTGATAGGAGAGGTATCCGTATCCGTTGGCGTTGTCCAGGACCTTATCGGTAGCCGTCTCGACCACAACATAGCGCGGCTGATTGGGCTTTGAAAGTTCAGGACTCTTCACGACACGGTAACTTTTCTTTTCATCTGCACCGTACTTGGAAAACGGCAATGCGGATTCCTTTTGGGGTTTGGCTTTTGCCTTGGCACTTTCGGTATTTCCCTCAACGGAATCCACCAGTTCAGAGTCAAAGAATGCCTCATCGAGCGGCACATTGGAATTGTTCTGCTTCTTTGCTTCTTCGATTTTCTGATACATGGCATCTTCGGCGCGGCGCATCTTCCAGACTTTGATAAGGACCTTTTCCGGGAACGTGATGGTCAGTCCCTTTTCGTCCAACATTTTTCGGACAACGGGCGTGCCGAAAGACTTGTATTTTGCATACGGTCCTTCTCTGTGCTGTTCGATTTCATGGCTTACCTGAGTCATGTATTCCTCAAATGCTTTGTTCTGGTCGAGCCAGAACTCAACTTCGGAATAAGGAGAATCATGGTCCACGGTTTTTTGAAGTTCGCAACTCTTCGCATAAGCAAGACAAGCGTCTTTCACATCGGCAAAACCAAGCCCAAAATTATCGTTCAGAGTGTTTCGGCGTGCCCCGTCCATCACAAAATAGCGAGTTCCCTGCTTGATGATGGCGATACCGTCGCCAGAAGTGATGGCGGTGGGTTCTTCCGCATATCCGTCGTCAGTCCAGCGGTCGATAATCGATGCCGTATCCTGTACAAAGCCTTTTCGGCAGGTGTAATAATCCGCGCCGTTGTAAGCTCGTTTCGTGATGCACTTGAGGATTGCGTCAATCAGAGCGTCCTTATCCTTGATTTTTACGCTGTACATCAGGTTACTTTTCACGTTCCAGACAACGCCATATGGAAGACCCAGCGCAATCATGGAACACGCACACTGCAGGAAATGCTTGTGCGCCAGACTGCTGATGAACTTGATGCAGTAGACGGTGTTGTTCTTTACGACATCCGCAAGGTCCGAAGTATAAATCACTTTATGGTCATTAGTATGGATGTCGATATCTCCGCGTGCCTGAACATACTCATCGGGAGTGAACACGGTGCCAAGCCGCATACTGAGCGACATTTTGGCTTTTGCGTTCACAAAAGGAGGCTTGACCTGTTTTACATACCGGCACTGATTCGTTTCAAGCGCCGTGAGCAGCAGAACCTTATCCTCGACCGTTGCGCCTTTCTTGATTTTCAAATACTGCATGTCCTTGTGTAGGTCCATGTAATAAGCGAGTGCATCATCGATATCATAGGAATTAAAGAACCCTGCCTGCATATAGATGCTGATGCAGGGAGACAAGTCAATCATGGCATCCGCTGCCTGCACATCGATGGTCGTATTGTCGTTGTGCTCAATCGGTGTGACTTCCAGCAGCTTATAGCAAGCATCCACATCTTCGATGAATTTGTGGTCGAACATCTCGGAGAACGAAAATGGATGCCGGAACACGCAATTCATTCCAGTCGGAGTCATCAGGGATTTATCGCTCAACGGATGGTCATAGTTCACGAAGATAATTCGCTGCTTTCCTCGGCTTGCTGCGACACAAAACAGATTCCGAAGAATCTCATATCGTGACATCGGCTTGCTTGTGCGGGACGACCAGTATTCTTCAGTGAAATCGAACACGACACAGATAGGTCGCTCCATACCTTTGCTGCCGTCAAATGTTGTGAAGATACCAACATCTGAGGAAGGTGCTACCGCCTTATCCCCGTCATTGTCCGCGATACTTGCATAGACGTGATGCTTGTCATAGAGGTTTCCGGGGCGATTTTCCAGGTCATTGAGCACCTTTGTCATAGCTCCGATTCGAGCGCCCAGACACAAAACATCTTTCGGGTTTTGTTTATTCAGAAACTCCGTCACCTCATCGACCGACATCTGTTCCACGATGCAGGAACCATTTACGCCGTTGATGGTCTTGCCCCAGATATTGCCGAGTCGTTCTGCCAAGTCATGAGAAATACGGAAGCATTTCGTGAAAACTACCTGTTCATGGCGGCCGAGAAACTCCTGCATGAACTCCCAGACATCCAGTGCTGTATCATCGTAGATTTTCTGCTTCATATCGCCCACTGCAACGATTTGAAGGCCCGGATTCTGAGAACGGATATATTTGAGCAGTTCTGCAATCTCGTCATTGATATCCTGGTACTCGTCGATGATAAGGGTATCAATCGGCGGAATCGGAATTTTCTTTTCCAATACCATGGCAAGCTGTTCGCCTTGCCCACAGTTTCGGATTCCTTTTTTGTTCAGCAGCAGGCTTGCAAATCCGTGATAGTTCTGAACCAGGACATTGCCATTCTTGATTTTGTCTTTGGCATCAAGTTTGAGTAATCGGTTGTAGGTCAAGTACAAAATACGCCGTTCTGGCGGGTACGCATCGCAGAGTACGTTGATAGTCGATGTTTTTCCGCTGCCGATGCAGGCGTCACACAATACGTTTTTGCCCGACAATGCCAAATGTACGAACTCCTGCTGTTCGCTTGACAAGTCGTTCAGCGTCATAGCTATATCTCCTAACAGCAAAAATGCCCCGGCAGCATCCAATTCAGAAGCCGCCAGGGCACAATTCTTATCTTATTAGGGTTATTATATCTGATTCGCACAGATGTGCAAGGCTTTTTACTATGTTTATTTTTGTTTTTTGGGCAAAAAAGAACGCCCACCCGCAACTTGCGAATGAGCGCATAATCTTGTACAGCCTTAATGGTTGTTGTCGTTGGTGTTCCGCTTCACACGATACGCCGCAAATATGACTTGTTGATTTCCACCAGAAGCTCCTCAATTTTTCCAAAGTCAGGCTTAGCAGGAAGAGAGGTTTTCCTCACGTCATCCTGAAATTTCTTTTCAAGCGCATCAACAAACTCAAAGAATTCGGGTGCGTACGACCCGTCTTCACGCATATATCTGCCATTGCGAATCGCCAACAGCTCTTCTCTCTCTTTGTCCCGGCGAGTGATGATTTCGCCCTTTTCCAGGATATCGAACGCGGTGTAGTACAGCCGCACAATGTGCATCGCGTGTTTATTGATATGGGCCGCATCCCTCTTGGCTTTGCTGTTCTGCGGCTGCTCGTATTGTTCGACGGTCATCGTCAGGCTCTTCAGCAGAGATTTGAGAGAAGTGACTGGATAATCGTTCAAGCTGCCAGAAATCAGGAGCGGATGTTTGCCTTCTTCATCTGTATCCTCACTGATGAAGATTTCGAAAATATCATCCTTGCCCCATCCGGCAATTGACCGTTCCAGGCTCCTCTTCTCGAATTTATTCTTGAGTGCCTCCGGCGAGACTCCGTTGCGAAGGAGCCCCATCTGCAAGCGTCTGAGCTGGTCGTTCGCAAATCCGCCGTAGCTATAGGCAATGCGGCGAGTCAAAAATAGCTCTTTATTGTCGAGCAGCATTTGGCCTTCCGGTGTCATATTAACGTACAACTCCGGGTCATTGCCAAGAAGTTCGATAATGTTGGGGTTGCCCTGCACAAGCAAACTGACGAATTTGTTGACCGCGTAGATGACGGTATCCGTTTGGTTATCGATTGCCTGCTCAAAATGATTGAATCCCAAAATTTCAGGCGAGCCTGCCACGCCACGGATATCGATGTCAGAGCCTTCAACGTTGGTTCCGTAAGCATGACTGCCGCCAAGCGTCAAAAACAAAATGTTGCTTCCCAAGTGTTTGTTGGTGCGCAGGAAGTTGTATTCCTCACGCTGGAGAATTGCTTTTAGTTCTGTATTCGTCATAAGATTTTTTTACTCGCTTTACTGCTGATTTTTGCCGTTGTTTTTATAATAATATTATCCCACCATCGCGCTTTTCCCGCAACAGCAGGTGCCATTTGTTTGCAATCTGTACATATTTGCATCCCTACAAAAAAAGAAAGACCCTTACCGAATTTCGGTAAAGGTCTTATTGCTATTATTTCTGGAGTTCCCAAATCTCAACATTCAGATTCCAGGCTTTTGCTGCATCGCTGATGATGTCCAGAACCGTATTCCAGTCACCTCCAGCAAGGCCGCAGCCTAAACCATATGGCAGCCGGACGATTGCGCTCTGATTCTTTTGAGCACAGTCTCGGAAAAATGAGAACAGTGCAGTCGCTAGTGCAGCGTAATTTGTTTGTCTTTCGCCCCGGCCATAGCCATTTTGGCCGAACAGGTTCACGATGTACAGCTTCGGCTCTACCAGAACTTCTTGATAAGTCCCAAGCTTGTTGCCATCACTGCCATAGCAAAGTCCCAGATAGCGCCGATATACTACCGGCCATTGGCTGCGAATTTGCATCGCGAGTCCGGCTCCCATCACGCCTTTGCAATTTACTTGCTGGCAAATGTAAGTTGGCTTACTCGCAGAAAGTCGTGAAAAAATATTGCCGTCGATAAATTTAATGCCCATCTTACTTACCACCCTTTCCAAATTTCGAAGCATTCCCTGGATAGATGGTGTAGTCCGTGCCATAATCAACGTTATTGTCTCGGTATACGAGCTCTATATTCGACATGCTGGTATAGAAAACCTTGTCTCGGTAACGGCTATCACTGATTTCAAATTTGATGTTTTGCCCGTTGTCCACGATTTCGTAGCTTACGAGAGTGGATACGGTCCAAATATTGTCGTAGCGAAAATGAATGTAATTGTATTCCGGTACTGTCTCAGCACTTTCTGGTGTAGACAATATCTGACTCGGGATATCTTCGAGTTCAGACATTGTGGTACTTGTCACAGTGCTGATTGTTTCTTTGCAGCCAGCTAAAGGCAAGGCCAGGCAGCACAGCACCAAAGCAGTCCCAATAAATTTTTTCATAGTTGTTCCTCCGTCTGATTTTTATTGTACGCAGTTCGCACAAAAGAAAAAGCTACCCAATAGCCATAAGGCCACTTAGTAGCTCAATGTAAATCCTATTTTGTGTTTGATATCTGTCGTACAAATCTGATTGTACGAGCCTCGCACATCAGGTCAAGCCGTGTCGGCAGCTACGCATCCTGGCACCTACGGCTTCTGTGGACAAAAGGATGCAGCTACGCAAACAAAAAAGCCCTGCCCGCATTTTGCTGCGAGCAGGGTTTGCTTTTGCACTGTTGTGTTTAGCCTTCAAGGTCGAAGGTGTAGCTGTCTTCTTTCATCGCGACAAGGCCCTTGAACGTCTGGTACTCAGCTTCGTCCAGGAATGCCTTGATGGTCAGGCTAGTATCCTCATTATCCAGCCATTCGGGACGCATTCGGACAACGAGGTCGTGTAGCTCTCCGACAACATAGGCCATCAGGTCATGGTCGCCCAGAGCCTCGCCAATTGCTTCATCATCGCATTCGACGGGAAAGCTGATGGATGCGGCAAGGCCGTCAAGTTCATCATCGTCTTTGGGGCGGATTACAGTGGCTTTGAGTTTCAAAATACTGGTGTTCATAGTGAAATTTCCTTTCTTGTGTGTTGTGCTTTATCTTTCGACATCTTTAATTGTATTTAATTCGCACGGATGTACAAGGCAAAACTGTGGTAAAGACAAGGCGCATAGAGCTTGTTCCGTCACCAAGCCGGAAAGCTCAAGAATCAATTGCTTTGCTCAAATATGTCATCTTGTGTGTTTTATTGTCATTTATTGTAAATTCATGCTTGCTTTTTGGCGAGAGATGTGCTATTATAATTACAGAAGATGACATTATTATACAGCAAATGACACATCTGAAAGGAGTACACCATGATTTCTGTTAACCTCGCCACGCCCGTGATTTTCTATAAGCAGCTGCCCGGCATCGCTAAGAATCTGGATGTGGATGCTGATTTTTTGAAAGGCTTTCTCACCAACGCCAGGTGTTATGTTGAGGATGCCGGAAAAGGTGAAGTGCTTGAGCTGGACAACTCGGCCGACACGATAACGAAAGTTGTCGCAGCCCATGAGAAGCGTTTCTATGGCGCGGAAGCCATTGTGAAATTCGCCAAGAGCAAAGGCGTGGATATTCCTGCACTGAACCATTTTGAACTTGGTGCAGATATCTCTGCCCATGCAACGGAAGACCAAGTTGCCAACATCACTGCATTGGCCGCACGAGTCGAGCGCCTCAATAATCGGTACAAGAGTCTTGCCCGGCTTGAAGCCCCGGACGTCATCCTGATGAACGAAGCAAGGATGGTGCGTGACGCAGTAGAGCAGCTGGAAGATAACAGCGGTACATACTCCCCGGCTCTTGACCAGAACGGGGTTGCCTATCAATCCTTGAAGGATATTGGGTATTCTCTTGTCACCGGTTGGGACAAGTCGGTACTTGAAAAGAACAGCAATAAGGATACGGAGGCCACCTTTCCCAAAGAGCCCGACTTTCAAAGGCTGGCATCGTTGGTTAAAAAAGCCATCGGAACCCGAACACAGGGTAAGTTTGCGTTTCAGGCAGGACTGACTCGTGGGTATATCAGCAGCCTCGTGAATGGCAACGCAAAAGCTCAGCCGACCGAAAATACCATCAAGAAAATTGCAAGCGCAACGGATGCTGTCACGGAGAACGAGCTTCGTATCGCCTGCGGGTATGAGCCCTTGCCTGACGACGGGAAAGACAAGCTCTCTATGCAGCGTGCAAGCATGTCCGATGACGCATGGCAGAAAGACAATGTGGATGCATTCCTCTCTTTTCTGAATGAAACGATTCCAATGTCCACTCCTCTTTCGTCCACTGAAATTCTTCAAGCTCTTTTCAAGGAAAAATACGGTGACAAGAACGACCAGATTCTGCTGGAAAAGGTCTCTGCCCCCGGCACCTATCGTGCGGAAGGTACGGCTGCTAATGTCATTCTACCCATTCGTCTTTGTTGGTTCAGCTTCAAGCGGATGCTGATGCAGACCCTCTATGTGGGACTTATCGGGCATTACAGCAAAAACGATGAGCTGTACATTACCGGATACATTTCTTCTGTGAAAGAGCTGCATAACGCGGTTCCGGCGCTGCGAGGCGGCATTGATGCGGCCTATGACGCGAGTCTGCCGGAGGGAATCGACATCATGAAGTTCCCGGTATTTTACACGGCTTCCAATGTTCAGGAAGCATACAAGCGGGTCCAGCAGAAAATCGTCTCCAAAATTGACGATTACTTTGCCAGCGAAGTGAAGGTTCGCGTTTCCGGCATCGGCTTTTATACCGACACCCTCTCGGATGAAAAGTTTGTGGAATTCATGCGCCTTCATAAAGCAGCGCTGACCGCTCCTTCTGCCCCTATCGAACTCCGGGACATCTATGAAAACGTTGTTGAACGTCACGGCCGCCCTGAGGATTTCCTTGTGGAAGCCAGCGACTTTGACTGTAAGGCTTCCGTTATGGCCTATGCGATGAACAATGAGACGACTCTCTGTGCAGGACAGGACATCTTTGACGGGATGCTGGGCAGCAAAGAAACCGATGCAGAAAATTGCTCTTGCGTTTCTGTCTCTGACAAAGAGTTTGCCCGTCTGCATTCCAAGTATAATCTCAAGAAAGAGGACGTTCTGGAAGTCATCAAGGCATACGCGCAGGAGCTCGGTCTGGAGTACGGCCCCGTCAACTATTTCATGATGTGTGACCCGAAATACGCAAATGACCTTGGCGAAGTTGTTCAGTGAGTCGTTCTGAATGCGGCAAGATGATTTGCTGCCCTATCGGTTGATACAAACAAAAAAAATAAGGCTGCTGCCCATGATGGGCGGCAGCCTTTTGCGTTTGAACAAGAGAAAACGAGAACGCCGTCAGCAACGGAGTCTTCGCAAAAGATAATTCTTTTTGATTTCATCTCTAATTATATGGAACTCGCAAGGCATCGCAAGTTTTATTTGCCAGCTTGCTTTTTCAGTTTATCCCTCGTTTCCATCAGAATAGTTCCGAGCCGGTTCTGACCCGGGATGTTCCGGCATTTCGGGCAATGGCAGTTTCCCCAGTAGTTATCGTGCCAACTGGTGGTATCTTCCTCGATTGGCTGTGTTCCCGTTTCGAGGAGACGCTGCTTGAGGTCTTTATTCTGTTCGAATTTAGGATAACGGCGCGGGAATCCTCGGCAATTCAATTGCCGAGATGAAAGCGCC